ACTATCAACTAAGAACTTTATCATGTTTGCTTTTTCGTTATCATTTTTTTCTACAAAACCAATGTTTTCCATGTTCTTACCACTGACTGGGCTTTCTGCTGTTTCTGAGTCAGATACTAATACGATACCGTTTTCAGAATCGTAAAAAACATTTTCAATTACTGCATCTACTGATGCTCCAGAAATAACATTCTGTCCATTGACCTTTTCAACAGAAATAATACTTGCAAATTGGTTTGCTGGGCTATCTACAAGAGATAGTTCATAAAGATCATAGTCTTTAATAATACGAATTGCCTTGTCCATGTCTGCATTATATGCATCATCCCAAGACTTAATGTTGCCACCAATAGAAAAACCACTGTATGTGCCATCCAGGACTTTCTCCCAGGCATCTTGTGCACCCTTTGATACGTATGCAGATACATAAACTCCGCTATAAAACTTCTTTGAATTAGGGTCAAAGTACTTGTCTTCTTTAAATGAGACTATCTTTCCTACCGCTGAAGGTTGGTGCATTTCTCTTAGATTTCCACGGAAATTTTTAAATGCCTGAAGACTTGCCTCAGTTGTAACAATATCATCTTGCTTATCAATATTGTCAAGAGTTGCAAAACCAGAGACCATTCGGCGTTCTATGTCTACCTTGCCAATAGGCATTGACAGACGGACGCTATCCTTGTCTGTTGTCCAGTGTGCTTTATTGATTAACATATCGTTATCCATTATACCAAATGTTTTAAGAGATTTCTCAATTATTGAGACGCTCTTCCCTCTCCTTGTGGATTACGGCCATCAAGAGTTGCAGCACCATCTGATTGACTATTTGTTCTTTCTGCATCTCTTTGACGATTGTCAGCAAGGTTTGCTCTAGCATCTGTTGCCTGTCTTGGAGTCATAACAAATGGAGTATCTCCATCTTTTCTCTGTGGCAAATCAAGTGCTGTGCGAGCCTCATTTGGAGTCATAACCTGAGTCTTAACGTATCTCTCAAGAATTTGAGACTGTGCAATCTCATCAGTAAGAGTTAGTTCATTAAACTTAAGTTCAAGAACATCTGTCTTTTCTTTAATAATCTTGTTGACTACCTTCTCAAGATGATGTTGTGCAGGTCGTGCAACCTGCTCTTTAAATGTTCTATCCTGAGAAAGTGCTGCTGCAAGTCCAGACTCTGATCCACCTAGTTTTGAAATAGGTACTTGGTGAGCAATTAAAATGTCATCACGATTCTGTTTACGATACTCTTTAAATGATCCATCTTGGATACCGTTTTCAATTGGCTCCATCTTAAACTCAACCTTGTTTTGATCAGTGTCTCCAGGAAGTGGAATATAAAGAGTTCTATGTGACTGAGATTTTAGTCCAGTCTGAAGGAATCTAAACATCTTGTCTTCAGCATCTCCAGATAGTTTTGCACCCTTTAGGGTAATAATATATCTTGGCACAGCCTTGTTTTCAAAGTAGTCAATATTATATCTTGATGCAAGTTGATCTCCAATTAAAGATGGCATTGCAGAAACAATGTCTGGAATACCGTAGTACGTATTTAATGGAGAGTAAGATTTGATATGAATAATTTCATTTGCACGATTATCTGCTGTTACTGGATTTGGATTATTAGCCCCAAAGTTTCTAAAGTAAACAACTGCCTGCCCAATAATCTGAAGAAAACCATCATTAAGTCTACGAACACGAACAGTAGTTGCTGGAATATGACCAATGTAGCCAATCTCACCCTTTATTGTTCTACCAACTTCAATGAAACCATTTCCTGTTGCTTCAACATCTGTATAAACCTTTTCCATGATTTTTGTAAAACTATCATCATCATTAAGATTTTCTAGCCAGTCACGCAACTCAATTTTTGCTCTTTCAATTCTGTTTCTTGCCCTATCAGTCGCAGATGCATCTTCTGACATTTCTAGTCTAAGTGCAGTTCTATCTGCAATATCAAAACGATATCCAAGTCCTACGATATTTTCTACCTTTGCATCAATCGCTGCATGGTTAGCAAAAGATGTATCATAAAAATTTGCAAGTTCATACATATTGTATGGTGGAGTGATTACGTCAAATAGACCGTATCCGTTTCTGTATACTGTTCCAGGATTAAGGGCCTTCGATCCAGCATCCACTCCAGATGGAACTGCATTTGCTGAATCTAAATATGCTTCATTTGGTGTTATTGCTTTGCTAACCTGTCTTGATACACGACGACGGAAGTTTTGATCTAGTCCAGAGTATTTCTGTAACTCTTCCCAATTTTTATTAAATGGGTCGCTTACCTTAAACTGATTCTCTTCTTGCTCTTGAGTATTTAGACTTGCTCTTACATACTGGAAGTTATCGTCATCAGTCACTTTCGTACGCATCCCTTCCGTGTGTTTTTAATGTTTTCTGTGCATCGGCAATAGCGCCCAAGTCATTAACATTTGGAATTAAACCTTGAATCATTCTATCTTTTTGTTCTGAATATTCTTCTTCAGATATTCTTGTTAGTCCCGCAACAAAGTGGGCTGTGCCCTCTCCATCGTCACCATTAAATACTGCAGCCCTTTTAAGTTCTGCAATCTTTGAGATGTCACCTTTTTGAGCGGGAATGTTTAATACAGAACCAGTTCCATCAGTAAACCACTTTCCATCTGACTTCTTGTATACGTATAGACCCCAGTCATAATGCTTATCAATGACCTTACGTCGTACATTTTCGACAATAGGTTTACCAGTTTTTGGGCTAAATAGAGAATCCATAACCATAAGTATAGCAGACTATACTGGTGTGCCTACCGATACTGACCAACTAGTGTCATTATAGACTCTCATCTTGTCGGCATCAAACACCATGCCCTCTTCGTCATCAATGATAATCTTATTAGTTCCCATGTAATTATTATAAACATCTTGGGAGTTTACGCCATATAGAGGAGAGGAAGATACAGACAAGACTCCATCCCAAGTATAGTTATTTAGCCAGTATGACCAATCATAATCTATAGCGCCATCCTGCTTAACCTTGTTCCAAGGTCTAGTAATCTTTGATTGTAACTGCTGAAGATTATTTGCTTGATAATGTGAGATATTATTAAAAATTGCTGGTCCCTTTAAATTTATAGAGCCCAAGAACAGGTCAAAGTTTAAGTCTGTTGTAAAGTTAATTCCTAGAACAGACCACTCTTTAACCGTCAATACTGGTTCACGAACAGATCTTCCATTTATAAAATATGCAATTTCATTAAAGTCAGAGTTATCTTTTTTATTTTTTGCATAAACAACCCCTCTTTTACCAAATTTGTCATTTGCAACAACATAAAACACAATCGTATTATTTTTATGCTCAACCTCAAATAAAACAATTGGGGTTAATGGAAACACTCTTTGTTCATACTTAACCCATGATTGAAAAGCGCTTACTCTGTAGTTATCTGCAACAGACTGATTTACTGGCATAGATATACCACGATCTTCGTTTAAATCAAAATCTCCACGAACCTGGATTCCAGATGTACGGTTTGTATATAGGTAAGGAGTACTTCCCTTATAAATGCTAAATGGATTCTTTGATTTATAGTCATAGTAAAGTCCCGCTCTCTTGTATGGGAAAAGGTCGGAACCGAATCTTGTTCCAATTGGATTAAACGAGTTATCGTTAAGTGATTGAGAGGCAATCTCTAACTTTTTTAGAATGACTGGCTTTTTAATTATTCCACGAACATTAAAGTCAATGCTATAAACAACTGCCAGTTTATTAAAATCTATATCTTTTCTTGGATAAACCAATGTATTATCAATAATTTCAAACTTTGTACTTTGCCAAGATGGGTAATCTGATACATCAATAACAGAATTCTCTTGTGGAAGAACGGTCTTTGTAAAGTAACTTGACAAAGCATTTGCCCCTTCATCTACATACTGGAAAGTTACGTAACTTCTAATTGATTCATTTTCGGTATTGTATTCATAATACTTTAAAGAATTTTCTAAGATATTCCCATAGTTGTGCCATCCAGTAAAGTTTATATCTTGCAGTTGAGCATAGGTCCTTCTGACTGGTGTCTTATAACTATTCATTAAATCTTCATAGGTTATTGTGTCTTGTGCCGTTGACTCTAGCAATGCCTCTGATGCTGGATACCCCAAGTTAAACTGCAAGAAATCTAAATCATAAAAAGAATTTCCAACGTCATTCTGAACATATTGTCCAAAATAAGACAGCGGCAGATAATCTTCCCAATGACCAGCAATACCAATATCTAAGAATAGTTTATTGTATGAAAACGTTGGGAGTAGTGTATAACTTGCTGTATGCTCTAATAGAATTACAGAATTTGATTTTGCTATTCCGCCATCATAAAGATAAGCCCAAAATTCAGTGTCGTAAAATTCAGCATCGACAAGGTCTCCGTCTTCATTGTAAAACCCTGCTGTTACTATGTTATTGACTGTTGCATCGTCTTCATTAACTATGACTCCAGAAGCATTAAAAAGATCTGAGATTGAATTTAAATTTGACTTGGTTGAAAATCCAACTGAATAAATATATCCATTAAATGTTTTATCTCCATTGTTGTCGCCTCCAACATAAAGACTTAAGGAGTTTTGATTACCAAAGAATGTTGAAAGATTTCCTCCAAATGCCCCAACAAGTGTTTCAATATTAAACCCTGCAGAAAACGGCTCATCTAAAACTATAGTTTCTAGTACACG